GGCATATGCACAAGCTTCCAGCCGTGCTCGGTGTAGCGTCGCGCATACTCGTATGATATAGGGTCAGACATCGGCCCTCGCTTCCTTGCTTAGAGGGTTGATCATGGGGGCGGCCGTTGCCAGCGGTGCGCCCCCTTTAAAATTCATGATTATGCCGCGCACCATTAAATGTCAAGCCGGTCAAGACCAAATACGTCAGAGGGCTGACGGAATTTGCATTAAACTTAACACTTCTTGAGACGCCGCGCGCAAACAAAAGCAGATCGCCAAAAGCCCCAGAACACGGGGGCCTGAGAGCCACTCTATATATAAAAAGAGAGATTTTTTTTTTTTATATATATAGTCTCTCTTCTCTCCTTCTCAGTCCCCTCCCCCCTCTACCCTCATTCCCAGCGGAACTTATGAATTAAACAACTTATTCGAACGGCCCCCGAATGCTTGACACCCGCCCCCAGCACGGCTACCTTCCAACCCGTCCCCCTTGGGGCGTTCCTCCCTGACCCTTGGCCGGGGCCTCGTGCCCCGGTCCTTTTCGGAGATCCCCCGTGTCGATTAGAATTCGCAACATGCTCCGGGAGCGGTTCAACCCGCAGGCCGAATACACCCAGACCTCAGAACAGGCGCTAGACTTGGTCTGCGAGCTATACGCGCGGCCTCGGTCGCTGGTCCTCAGTCACGACAACACGCAGGTTCGCGTGCGCCTTTTGGCCGCCATGGTTGCGGTCGTGCACACTGACGAGCCGTTCCACTTGATCTCGACAACCTTTGAACGGCGCGACGAGAAATCCATCTACCGTTGGATGTGCAACCTTGCGCGCATGATCAAGCACACCGAGTTCGTGAACGAGTTCCGCTATATCCAATCCCAGATCGGGGTGATGCACCCCAAGCCGGTCGCAGGGCCCGAGCCTTTCAGACGCCTGATCCGCCCGCCGCGCGTGTTGCCTCCTGACCATCCCTTGACGCCAGAACGGCGCGCGTGCCATATGATGACCGTTGCGTATGCATCGGCCCTGCATAGGGCTCACGGAGAGCATAAGGGTTGGGAATGAGTAGCAATTTTCCCTTATATAAAACGATTGCCACGGATGATCTGATACCCTATGCCCGCAACTCGCGCACGCATAGTGAGGCGCAGGTAGCCAAGATTGCGGCGTCAATCCGCGAGTTTGGTTTTTTGAACCCCATCATTACCGACGGCGCGAATGGTATCGTCGCAGGGCATGGGCGCGTGCTGGCGGCACAAAAGCTAGGCCTTGAATCACTTCCGTGCATCGAGGCGGGACACCTCACGGACTCGCAGCGCCGGGCCTACGTCATCGCCGATAACCGCCTGGCGCTTGATGCCGGATGGGATAACGAGCTGTTAAAGGTCGAGTTGCAGGATCTTGACGGGCAGGGGTTTGACCTTAGCATCACGGGCTTTGATATCGGAGAGCTGACCGCGTTGTTCGATGAGCCAAACTTCGAACCCGGAACGGAGGACGACCAAGGCAAGCTGGATGAACTCGCGCCAAAGATGGTAACCTGCCCGCATTGCGCGCAAGAATGGGACTTGCGAGAACATGGGCAAGGCTGACCTTCGCATTGATTGGGCCACGCATCAAGCGGCCAAGTATGCCTGCGAGAACTGGCATTACAGCGGAAGCATACCCGTGCCACCATTGGTCAAGGTTGGCGTTTGGGAGCATGGCAAGTTCATCGGCGTTGTAATCTTTTCGCGAGGCGCTAACAACAATCTCCTAAAGCCTTTCGGGTTGAAACAGACAGAAGGTTGTGAGCTGACGCGCATCGCCATGACCAAGCATGATGCGCCCGTCTCTCGCGTTGTGCGCTTGGCAGTGCAATTTTTGAAGCGTAACAGCAATGAATTGCGATTGATCGTTTCATTCGCTGACCCGAGCGAAGGACATCACGGCGGCGTATATCAGGCTGGGAACTGGATTTACACCGGCACGCAACAACCCTCTATTGAGTGGCTAACGCCGAACGGAACGCGGATCCATGGTCGAATGGTGAAAAAACAAGGCTGGACCACGGTTCAGGGTAAACGGCGAAAGACCTTTACGCCTGACCAATGCACACCAATTGAAAGGCCCGGCAAACACCGCTACCTCATGCCCCTTGACGCCGAAATGCGCGAGAGTATCTTGCCACTTTCCAAACCATATCCCAAGCGTGCGAAGCAGGCGATGACCGACGACCAGTCGGCACAGCGGCGGGGCGGCACCGACCCGCACGCTCCAAAGGAAACAAGCAATGCCACGCAAGCCGCATGAACCCACGGCAGAACAGCGCCAGCTGGTCCAGCTCCACGCGACGGTCGGTACGACCCAGGATCAGATCGCGTCGATCATTGGCATTGATAAAAAGACGCTCCGCAAGCATTACCGGGACGAGCTGGACCTTGCACTAGCCAAGGCTAATGCCACAATCGGCGGTGCGCTTTTTAACAAGGCCAAGGCCGGTGATGTGACTGCAATGATCTTTTGGATGAAAACGCAAGCCCGGTGGCGTGAACGGCATGAGCATGACCACACATCCTCAGACGGCAGCATGAGCCCCCGTGAAATCGTCATCAAAGCACCAAGCGGAGATTGAGCTACCTCCGCGCCTCGTTCCCGTATTCGCACCCCCGCGCGGATCCGTAAGGTATCGGGGCGCGTATGGCGGGCGCGGTTCGGGCAAGTCATATTCCTTCGCCCTTATGGCCGCCGTGTTTGGGTATCAATCGCCGCTCCGCATCCTTTGCACGCGCGAGTTTCAGGCCAGCATCCGCGAGAGCTTCCACGCTGAATTACGCGCCGCTATCGAGGCGCATCCGTGGCTTGCGCATCATTACGACGTCGGCGTGGAATACATACGCGGACGCAATGGGACGGAGTTCTTTTTCCGTGGTCTGCGGAATAGCATGAACGCGATTAAGTCCTTGGCGCACGTGGACCTGACAATCGTCGAGGAAGCCGAAGACGTTCCCGAAGGATCGTGGCAAGCGCTACTCCCGACAGTCATGCGCCAGCCTGCATCCGAAGTCTGGGCGATCTGGAACCCACGCACGGAGAACTCGCCCGCAGACAAGCGATTCCGCAAGCAACCGCCCGACGATGCAATCGTGGTCGAGCTGAATTGGGACGACAACCCGTTCCTCCCGACCGCCCTGGATGAGCTTCGCCGGGATGAACAAGCGCGGCTCGATCCGGCAACATACGCGCATGTTTGGGAAGGGGCGTATCTTACCAATTCCAACGCGCAGGTATTTGCGGGCAGATACGCGATCGAGCCTTTCCAACCCGGCCCCGATTGGGACGGCCCGTATCAGGGCGGTGACTTTGGCTTTGTGCAAGATCCGACCGCAGCCGTGCGGGTATGGGTGCACGATCAATGCCTCTGGATCGAGCATGAGGCGCATTCGATCGGCTTGGAGCTTGACCACACCGCCGATTTCATGTGCGACCATATCCCCGACTTCGCCCGCTACGTGACGCGTTGGGACAGCGCGCGGCCTGAGTCTATCAGCTACTTGAAGCGGCACGGGCTCCCACTAACTGAGGCGGTCAAAAAATGGCCCGGAAGCGTCCAGGACGGGATCGGGTTCTTGCGTAGCTTCCGGCGTATCGTGGTGCATCCGCGATGCCGGGAAGTGACGCGGGAGTTTAGGCTATACAGCTACAAGACCGATCGACAGACCGGCGACATCCTCCCGACAATCATCGACGCGCACAACCACTGCATCGACGCAACCCGCTACGCTATAGGTTCCATGATCAGGCGCAAGGGGGTCCCCCGCGTGCGGGTCTTGTAAGTTCAACCCCTTGTGTGATACATGCAACCCATAACCCAAATGAAGGGCACACCTCATGGCACAAAATACCACCGTCGATGTTCCGGCAGCGACCTGGACGCAGCTGACCGACGCCGATATCAGCTCCATAACCTTCCAAAATCTCGGCGGGAATTATTGCCTGATCAAAGGCACGACCGACACCTCCGCCCCGACCACGACCGCCGGTGCAATTCGGTACAATCCCGGTCAGGGCGAGAGGAACGTGACCTTGTCCGACCTATTCCCGGGCATTGCCAGTGTTGATCGCGTATGGGCATACGCCGCCGATGCGACAGCCGTGATGGTTTCTCATGCGTGAGATTAGGTCACCGCTTGACGGTATCTTGAGCCCGTTCGCGGCCAAGCCGCCGCCCTTATCAGGCGCCGCAACACTTGCAGCAGGCGAGGTGGAAGCATTCGCGCTGGACTTTACCGACAGTTCCATCTTTGTAAAAGACACCGGCACGCCCGCCAACGATATCGACCAGGCGGGTCTATTCAACGCCGCAGGCGAGGCTATTGGCCCGCAATCGCGTCTCACCTATACCAACCCGACGCCGAAGCAAGTCTTGCAAGCTGACGGCTTGTTGAAGTTTGGGGCGCACAATTTATACGTCAACAGCGAAGCTCCAGCAGATCAGTCAGTGACCCTGGTCAATGGCGCATCGTATGTGATGACCGTCACCGGGAGCGTTTCGACAACGGTATCCGGAGCTGCGACTGGAACCTACACGGCAGGCGACAACGCCTTCACGGCGGCAAGCGGAACGCTCACGTGCGGCTCTACAAGTGGATCTGGCACCGTCCATCTCCGCCGCACGCCTTCTGTCAGC